TAACGTAATAGATGAAATAATATGAAATTAACAGCTGATCAAATAGCACAAAATTGGGATGAGTTACTAAACATCATCAAAACAGAATTTACCGGAGATCGTAAAGCTAAATTATTAGCAATGTATACTGATTTAGAAGATCGCATGGCAATGGCTCCGGCATCATCTTTCAATCATTATCATAATGCTTTCCCAGGTGGATATGTAGATCATGTGTTAAGAGTAATTAAATGTGCTCAAGAAGTACATGCGTTATGGACACGTATGGAGGGAGATATGTCAGGTTATACTAGAGAAGAATTAATGTTTACTGCATTAAATCATGATATTGGTAAAATGGGATTTCCCGGCGAAGGTAATGAAATATATCAAAGAAATGATTCAGAATGGCATCGGAAAAATCAAGGTAAAGAATATAAAATTAATCCTAATAACCCGTTTACATTAGTAAATGATTTATCTTTATGGTTATTAGGTCATTATGGTATTAGCGTTACTTGGAATGAAATGTTAGGTATCAAACTAACAGATGGATTATACGATGAAACAAATAAAGCTTATTTTATATCTAGGAATGCAGATTCTAAACTAAAAACAAATTTAGGATATGTAATGCATCAAGCTGATTCGATGGCTGCTAGAATAGAATATGAACATTGGAATAATAATAAACCTATTACCGCTAATGCACCTAAAAAGAAAATAACTAGCCCGCAGACGCAAATTAATGCTAATAAAATGTTTAATGAATTATTTGGAGATTAATATGATAACAATTATAATATTATCAGCAATATTATTTATTTCTTTATTAATAAATTTTAATCAAATGCGTAAACAAGAAGCATTTGAAGAATATATCGATGAATTAGAAAATTCTAATACAGAATATTATCAATTTTTTAATACATTAAAATCTCGTATGAATGAATCTAATTCTAAATTAAAGCAAATTGATAGATTAGGATCATTTGAAGCAGATGACGAAACTGGATTTGTATTTACAGAATTACGTGATATAATAGATGAACTTAATAAAGGATTTTAATGGAAGACTTAAGTCCGGTAGATAAATTTTACAAATGGTTAGCAGAAGAGTTAGCAGAAATCGAAACCAATGGCCCTAAAAAACGAAGAGGTAGAAAACCTACTAAAAATATGTATTTTACATATATAACAGATCAAGCAATCATTGCATATAATTTTGAACCAAGTTATGCTAAACGTAATAAAGTTTTTCGAGAACATATTAATTATCCTTTTAATAAATTAGTAGAAAATATTTATCATACATTTCGATTTTCATATTTTGACGTTCCATATGAAGATATTAAAGCAGAAGTTGTTGCATTTTTAACAGAAAAAATTGGAAAATATCAAGAAGGTAAAGGAAAGGCTTTTTCATATTTTTCTATTGTTGCTAAAAATTATCTTATTATACAAAATAACGCAAATTATGCTAAAATGAAATTAAGGACCGATACTACAGAAATAGATGCAAATCGAAATGTAAGCGCAGAATTAGCATTAAACGATCATCAAGAATCGTTACGTGATTTTACTAATCTATGGGTTAATTGGTATGATACTCATATTAATACTATTTTTGTTAATAAACGTGATATTATAGTAGCAGATACTATTTTAGAATTATTTAGAATACGGGACAATATAGAAAATTTCAATAAAAAGGCGTTATATATATTAATTCGAGAGCGTACCGGACTTAAGACTCAAAATATTACAAAGGTACTTAATATAATGAAACGTGATTATGCAAAAATGTATTCTGTATATCGATTAAATGGACGACTAGTCGATTCAACTCAGCTTTAATATTTATATAAAAGGATTCTCATGAGTACAGAATTTGAATTATTTAATGGTACGAATTTTTCTGATTTAATGCGTGATATATATCATAATTCAAAAAAGAAATCTAGACAAATCGATGGTCTAATCAAAGAACTACAGCCATTGATTAAAAATACTGGGGATGCTACTGTATTAGTGCCTATGATAAAGGATTATCTAGAAGTATCTGTAAAAAATGATGATGCTTTGGTAAAATTAGCAGCAGTTGTACAAAGATTAGTATCAGCAACTAATAAAGATTCAGAAGAAAATGAATTTGGATTATCTGATGATGAACGCCGGCGTTTATTAGAAGAAGCAGAAGCTGAAGTTACAAAACTGCAAGCAAATAATAAGGAGGATAATGCCGAACAACATAAATTTACAGATCGGCCAAGTAGTACGGAAAGATGATCCAATTCAATATGATCAATTTCAGGACAATAATAATGTAGACTTTCCTCCTGGATCTGTCCGTGTGCGTTTACGAAGTACAGTATCATCAATAGCTAGCGAAGTGATAGCAATACCAGCTAACGCAAATTATTTAAATGTTCCATTATACGGTGAACAAGTAATTATATTTTCTGCAATTAATGGTAATACACCAAATACAAAAAAAGAACAATATTATTATTTACCGTACGTAAATACACATGCACAAGTTAATAATGGGATAATGCCATTTATCCAAGATACTAAAGCTAAATCAACTTCATATTCATTAAATGCTATATCATCTACCTCTAAAAACAAAAAACCAGAACAATTATCATTCGATGAAAAAGGCATTGTATCAATTCAACCGTACCAAGGAGATATAATATTACAAGATAGATTTGGTTCTGCATTAAGATTTTCTAGTACACATGAACAAATAGATGATTATTTACGACCGCCAATTTGGGAAGGTACATCAATTGGCGATCCTTTTATTGCATTAACATGTGGTATTGATGGAGCAACAAAAGATAATTATTTTACAAAGGAAGAACCCGATAAAGATTCTAGTTTAATTTATCTATCAACATCACAAAAAATAAATAATTTAAAATTATCACAACAAAAAATTGGACGTGGTACTAAGCCATTAACATCGTATAAAAATCCTCAAGTAATTATAAGTTCCGATAGACTAATTTTTAATGCTAAATCTGATGAATTAGTATTAACATCAAAAAAGGATATAAAATTATCAACGCCAAATTGGTCTGTAGATGTAGATAATCTTATAACTCAATTAGAAGCATTGGTAACGGCAATAACTAAAATGACACATCCTACTGGCGTCGGTCCTTCTGGTCCACCTATAAACATTGCTGACTTTGCAAAGATATTAACAGAGATAAAACGGATGAAGCAATAATGAATAAACCATCATGGCTTTCAGCTGAGCTTCAAGGAATAATAGACAATAATAGTCCATTAAATGGTCTAAAATTAGGTATTGTATTAGCAAAGTTCTCATTAACTATCATTCCTCCCACATTAGGCGCGGTAACCGGTATCATTCCTGCAATGCGCGCATATAATTCAGCACGTATATATGGCAAAGTTAAAGGCATTGAGGATGCAGTAAATACATTTGCTAAACAAAATGCAAATGGAATGTCTCCTATATCAGCTGGATTATTTACTGGTATTGCACCACCACCGCTTAAAGGCACACAACCGTTATATGACATTGTACGTATTAAAAAACAAGATAAAAAATTCTTATGCAATGCATTAGCAAAAGCTATATATATAAATTGGACTTTAGGTAAATCAATTTTTACGCCGTCTGGTACAACTATACCTACATGGAATATTCCATTTTTGTCAAAAAAAATAGTTCAAGAGGCAAAAGACGAAGGCGTAGATATTGAACAAATTATATTGGATTCTAAAAAAACAGTTAGATCTGATACTCAATCTGCAATATTAGCAGCAACTCGTGAGATTACATCATATGATACCGAAGAATATCAGACACGGTTAGATCAATTCAATTAATTATCAACCTAATTTATTAATGTAACATATTTATTAAAAAGGATAATACTATGAGCTCAAAATCATTTGTAAAGTTATTACGAAAAATTATTAGAGAAGAAGTTCAAGGAGCAGTACGTGAAGTCTTAACCGAACAAAAATCTAACCACGGTCAATTAATTGAACATGGTATGAACTTATCTCAAATCACAGAAGATCCGATGCCAAATCGTCCGATCGCAAAAAAACAGTTTACAAAAAATTCAATGTTAAATGATTTATTAAACGAAACCGCATCAACGCCAGCCGCTCCGGAAGCAGCGGAATGGAATACAATGAATTATCGATCTGAAATGGCAGAAGCATTTGGTATATCAAATGGTGTTAATTCCCCATTGGCAACAACAGGTATTAACGGTGAATCTATTAACATGAATAATGAAGCTGTTACAAGCACGGTGAATGCAATGACAAAAGATTATTCTAAACTAATGAAAGCAATAGATAAAAAAAGAACGACTAGATAATGGCAAGACCGATATATAAATATCAACCACGAAATACTCAACCAGATGTTGCAATTGGTATTACTATGCCATTTAATAATTCTAGTAAGGCTAAATCTCCTACAACAAATTATGCGTCAGGTAGTACTGGTGGTAAAATTGTATTTTCTCAATCGTATACTACTCAAGAACAAGTAGTTTCAAACTTAAAAAATTTATTATTGACTAGAAAAGGTGAACGATATATGCAGCCAAATTTTGGTACAGATATATATAGCATGCTTTTTCAAAATAACGTTGAGGATGTTCGTAGATCATTAAATGATAGTATAAGAGCAGATATTGAATATTGGTTACCATATATAACTATTAATAATATTGATATAACTAGTAGCAATGATATGCAAACATTATCAATTAAATTATCATTTAATATCACAAATATTGGATCAGAAATGGTAATTAATATTTTAGCGTCTGAAAATACTTTTACAGTTTCTGAAGCGGAACCTGATTTAGAGTTACGTCAAATTAGTAATGGATATTAAGTAGAGGTAAATTATGAGTAACTTAATTAAAAAAGATGTAAAATATTTAAATAAAGATTTTGCTCAATACAGACAAAATTTAATAAACTTTGCAAAAAATTATTTTCCAGATACATATCAAGATTTTAACGAATCATCGCCTGGGATGATGTTTATAGAAATGGCATCATACGTTGGCGATGTTTTATCATATTATACAGATACATCTTTTCGCGAGTCGTTATTAAATTCTGCGCAAGAAGAATCAAATATTTTAGCATTATCTCATTTATTTGGGTATAAGCCAAAATTAAATTCTCCGGCTACATGCAAGTTAGATGTATTTCAACTAGTAATGGCATCCGGCTCCGGAGAAAATGCTGGACCTGATATGAATTTTGCTTTATCAGTTCAGTCAAATATAGAGCTAGAAAGCGAAGAAGGTATAAAATTTAGATCACTCGAACCTATTGATTTTAACGACAATCCTGAAATTTCGGTATATGAAATTGACTCTGATTCAAATGTATCTAGATATCTTCTTAAAAAACAAATTGACGTTGAATCCGGAGAAATAAAAGAATTGACATTTGATTTTACAGATCCGAAACCATACGATAAAATAGTATTACCGGATACTAATGTTATCAATATTATTAGTATAAATGATTCATTAAACAATAAATGGCATTATGTAGATTATTTAGCACAAGATACTACATTTGAAGATATTGCAAATATTTCATTTAATGATCCAGAATTATCTGAATATAGATCAACTGTACCGTATATTTTAAAGTTACGAAAAACGCCGCGTAGATATATTACACGGTTGCGTGATGATCAACGATTAGAAATACAATTTGGCTCCGGAGTATCCGCGGATCAAGATGAAGAAATTATTCCAAACCCAAAAAATGTAGGATCTGGATTAGAATATTTGAAAAGAACTACTACGGATGCTATAGATCCATCAAACTTTTTATATACTAGTACATATGGTATTGCTCCATCAAATACAACATTGACTATACGATATACAGTAGGTGGCTCAGTATTAGAAAACGTTGGTGTTAATTCAATAACAAAAATAAATTCTATAACATATGCTAATGATTCTGGAATTGTTGATTTAACAGATTCTAAATCATCTATTGCAGTAACAAATCCGGAACCGGCATCGGGTGGAAAGTCGCGAGATAATATAGAAAGTATTAGACAAAATGCCATGGCATCATTTGCCGCTCAAAATAGAGCAATTACACGTGAAGATTATATTGCAAGATGTTATGCAATGCCAACTCGATTTGGATCTATTGCAAAGGCATATATTGTAGGTGATACTCAAATTAATACATCTGATAAAATATATCCTGCGGAAATTGTAAATAATCCATATGCATTAAATTTATATTTACTATCATATAATTCAGATAAGCAATTTACTAGTTGCAATCAAGCATTAAAAGAGAATATAAGAACTTATATATCTCAATATCGTATGTTAACTGATGCTATTAATATTAAATCGGCGTTTGTAATTAATTTAGGTGTAAATTTTGAAATTATAACGCGGCCTAATTTTAATAGCAATGAAGTAATATTATCATGTATTGCAACATTAAAAACAATATTATCTAACGAACGTATGCAAATTAATGGACCTATAGATATTGCTTCTTTAATATCATCAGTTGATCGTGTAGATGGCGTACAAAGTGTTGTTAATTTTGAATTTACAAATAAAGTTGGAGGTAATTATTCTTCAAATACATATAATATAAACTCAGCAATTAAAAATAATATTTTATATCCTTCTTTAGATCCTTGTATATTTGAAATAAAATATCCAGATAGTGATATAAAAGGAAGAGTGATAAAACCTTAAGGAGATTAAATGTATAGAATATTTTACGCAGAAAAAGATACAACATTATATGAAAGATTTCCAGAACAAAATACTGGAATTGATGAAATTTTAGAATTAACTAAAAATGCATCTGGATCAAAAATTGAAGGTAAGATTCGTGCTAATACATATAATTCTAGAATATTAATAGATTTTGGAACTGAAATTGATGCTATTACATCTGCAGTTAATTCTGGTAAAATACCGGCTATAAGTAACCACATTGATTCCGCATCAGTATATCTTTCGTTAAGATCGTCAGATGCATCTGATTTAATACAGCAATATAATTTAGAAGCATATCCATTATCCGAATCGTTTGCATTTGGTCAAGGATATAAATCTGATACACCTAAAACTACAAGAGGAGCATCATGGTATTATCGTGATTCATTAGAAACAGCTACTCGGTGGAATTCTGGTTCTGCTCATAGTAAAAATTTATCAAAAGGAGCTTCTGAAAAATTAGGTGGTGGTGCATGGGTAACAGGATCTGAATATGAAGCCTCTCAATCATTTAATAATCAAGTACCAGATATACGTATGAATGTAACTGATATTGTTAATCAATGGGTAATTGGTGATATTTCAAATCATGGATTTATAATTAAACGATCAGTAACTGATGAATTGTCTGGAGATATACTTGGAAGTATTAAATTCTTTGGACGTAATTCGCATACAATATTTGTACCGCGACTTGAAGTTGTATGGAACAATACAACATTTACAGATACCGGATCTGCTGAAATATCTGCTGATTCATATGTACCATATTTTAAAAATATAAAATCAGAATATCGTACATCTGAAATTTCAAAATTTAGAATTGGCGTACGTCCAGAATTTCCAACTAAAACATATACTACAGAATCTTTTTATTTAACTAATAACCGATTACCTACATCATCGTTTTATAGTATTATCGATTCTGTAACAAATGATATAATAATAAAGTATGATAATAATGGAACGCGAATTGATTGCGATTCAAATGGTAATTTCTTTAAATTGCGAATGGATTCATTTATGCCAGAACGATATTATAAAATTGAATTAAAAATTGAACGTGATGGTGGCGATGATATACAAACATTTGATGATTTTTATTTTAAGGTTGTTAACTAATGATAAACCGATCGAAATATAGAGAATATAAACTAGAACAAACTCGTATTACTGGTAACCTAGATATAGAATTTGAGTTTTTTGGTGATGGTAATGAAGACGTCGAAATAATTGAAGACAACTTTATTTCTAATGTAAAATTATCTGGGGATTTTCATGATAATTTAATGAATGGCGAAGTAGAAGTTGCAGTACAATCTGTAGATTTAGAACCATCATTAATTCCTAATTATCAGACATTGGAAATTATGTTAGTTGAGCGTGGATTAACATATGATGATATTCGTGTTAAAACAAATATAGATGATTTTATATATGATGAGTTAAATTTAATTGATGACCGGTCGACAGAATATAATAATGTTATTAGATTTAAAAGCGGTTATAGACCAGCCTTTCCATTTTTTAGAGATCCAGGTGATTATTTAGATGGGAATGATTATGATGAACAAGTATATCAGAAACAAACATATTTAGAAAAACTTCGTACACGATTTGAAGGTAATATGATTATTTTAAATACTAACGGAAGACTTGAAGTGGAATCATTACGAATGATGATTTATGGTGAATGGAGAGCTGTTGCATTTGCTACAAACCAAAATGGCCGTGCTTTTCCAGAATCAGCCACATTAGAATATTATAATCATATTCTTGGATTAGAATTAGACTATAATGCTGCAGGAGATTGGCAAGATGATGATTCGGTATTAAATGTAATGATCAATGAAGGAGTAATTACCAATTTAAAAGATAATGGTCAAAGTTCGCCAGTATGGAATGACTTTAATCATTATGAATTTGATGAAGGTGGTCGTCGCGGTATAGATAATACAGATTACGTGCAAGTTAGTCGTTATCAACGATATATTGACGCAACAAATAACGAAGTATTTGAATTAGAATATATGCAACCATATGAACCAGCTGGTTCTGAGTTGTATTATAATGAGTATGGCGGATGGCAAGAAATATCATAAATAATATAGAAAAAAGATTACTCAAAGATGGCATAGTTGAATGCCATTATTATGTACCAGATGATACATCACGATATATCGTTGGTGGAGTTATACAAGATCGTCTATTTGATACTTCAAATTTATTAGTAAATCATACAGCTGTTTTAAAATCTTATAATATACGTCGAGGTAAATTTAATGTTATTGTCAATGTATATGATCCAATATTAGGTTCTGCAGAATTTCCAATGATTTATCTTAAAGAGATATCTCCGGATAGACGTGAATTAAGATTTGAACATGTTGAGGTCGACGATCCAGAGAATCACGATGATATGTTACAAGATTTTGTCGATGATATATCCACAGATATGGAACCTACTTTAAATTTTGGACAGAATCGACTTTTTAAGATCATTAATCAAACAATTTTTGAAGATGATTTAATAATTCGTTTATTAGAACCATTACCAAATGATATTGAAGAAGAATCCGTTGCATGGATAGTAGATGAATTAGCAGATTCATTTAATGATGTAATTCTAATAGAATCATCTAATACTTTAGATAATTCATTAAATGAATTACGTGGACCAAATTTTGATATTGAAACATCATATGGTACTATTACAGAAACAGATTTTGAATCATGGAATACGTTATTAGATGCAAATACAGCAACATCTCAAAATATTATCGATAACATATTTTCTGGTTCTTTAGCCGGCGTTAAAATTGGTATAGATTATTCTGGATTTGATAATTTTGTACATTTTTCGTCCGCAAAAGAACGCGTTGCAAATTTCAAACATAAATTAGAATTAATTGAATATTATGATAATCGAATTATTATATTAAATAATACTTCTGGATCTGATACATCTGCTTTAAAAAATAATATCAATGTAAATACAGAACGTAAAGATCAAATTGTTGGATCATTTGATGGATTTGAACGTTGGTTATATAACGAACCAACTACAAGTTTATTTACACATCAACCTTTATATGAAGATGAAGAGTATGAAATTGAAGGCGCGAGAATTGGTGCTCAATTATATCGTATACAATCTTGGCCAAAATTTTTATCTGGTAGTAAATATTATTTACATACTACTACTTCTCCGTTAGCAACGTCATGGTTTACAGATACCAGTGCTACCGCGTCGTTATATGATATTGAAAATAATAATAGTTTAACAAAAACTATTCCGGAACATATAAGACTTGACAAAAATAATTCACAATATGAATTATTTGTTAATATGATTGGTCATCATTATGATATAATATATTCTTATATTGATAATTTATCTAAAATATATAAAACAGAAGAACACCCGCAATTAGGCCAAAGTAAACATACACTGTATCAAATTGCAAAATCATTAGGATGGACGTTAACTGATGGAAATCAGGCATCAGCTTTATGGCAATATAAATTAGGAGTAGCTTCTGGTTCAGGTACATATTCATCTACTGGATCGTTATTTTCTAAATCAGATGAATCTATTACATCAGATGTTTGGCGTAGAATAGTCAATAATTTACCTTATATACTTAAAACTAAAGGTACTACAAGGTCTATTAAAGCGTTAATGAATACATATGGTATTCCTCAGACTTTACTTTCTATACGCGAATATGGTGGTCCTAAGGTTGCGGATGATAAACCTGCAATTATAGAAGACCGATTTACATATGCATTGCATTTTGATGATGATGCTCATATTAAAATTCCAAATAATTGGTTATCAAGTAGTATAAATAATTGGGGTATTAATAACAGAGAAATTCCAGTTTTAACACGAGAAGTACGATTCCGTCCGGATAAAAAACAGAATATGGCTATTATTAATAATCGTATTAATGATAATATTCAATCTTGGGCAGTTGCGTTACAGTATACATCATCATATTCTGGAAGTGATAAATATGGTCGATTACATTTTGTAATACCAGTAGGTGATGCAAAGGCATCTGCTTCAATGACAGAGTATTTACCATTATTTGATGGCAATTTTTGGAATTTAAGTATTGGTATTAATACATATAATACTAGTTCAAATACAGATACTACATATACAATTAGATGTCAACAAGCATCGGATTATATTACTAATAAAATTGTACATTCAGCTAGTATCGAGTTAACTCCAAGTATTGATACTCATCAAATGTGGGCATCTGCTTCTGATGCAAATGATTCACATATAATTCGTTTAGGTGGACAAATTGATGGTGTTGATGATTATGCAGTAAAGGCAACGTTATCTGCATCATTTGGTGCTCCGATTGCTAGTGCAAGTAATAGAAATGGTATGCCAATTACTAACACAGATAGATATTCTAATATATTCCCAGATACATTTACTGGATCAATGCAGGAATACCGTGATTGGTTAGAAGTTGTTAGTAAAGAATCATTTGATTTACATACGTTTAATCCGACATCATATGTATCAAGTATTTCGCCTACATCATCATATGATACATTAGTACGACATTATCCATTTGGTACTGATTTAAATACATTTGATTGTTCTGGCGCTCCTAGTAATTATCGATTTACTTCAAGTCATCCGAATCAAGCTATACAAGATTTTTCACCGCCATTTGGAGACAAAAATAATACATTTGTAACAGCTAGCGGATTTGAAACTCCTGTTAATACGGTACGTGGTAATTTTGTACCAGTCAATGAAACATATTATATACAAGGCGTATCGATAGGAGGAAGTTTACCTAAATCGCAAAAAATACGTTTAGAAGATAACCAATTGGTTAGACAATTATCGCCAATTCAATCAGCTGAAACATCACGATTTGATAGAGCATCTTTAGATACTAATCGTGTAGGGTTATTTTATTCAATGGCAGATCAAATTAATAAAGATATTTTTAATCATATTGGTGATGTAGATATTGATAATTTTATAGGCGATCCGGATGATCAATTCGATTCGACGTATCCGGACTTAGAACATTTCTCAAAAGATTATTGGAAAAAATATACAGATCGTAATGATATAAATGCATTTATAAGAATATTTAGTCAATTTGATTTTGCATTATTTTCTCAAATAAAACAATTATTACCAGAGCGTGTTGATGAAGCTATGGGGTTATTAGTTGAACCTCATACATTAGAAAGAACAAAAGTACGTGTAATAAAACAACCAAATTTCACAAATCCTCAATATGAAGTAACTATTGATGATAAAGAACCATCGGCATCAGGTGAATATAATAATTATAGTTCAAGAATAGCTGTAACCGAAAACATATTATCGGCAAATACTATTTATCATTCTGGATCTAATGGAGCTGTTGATACTGGAAATTATTTATTTAAAGTACAGCTATCACAGACTGGTAGTCATACTGGTTCTGTAAATGAAGGCTTTGTTTTAAACTCTAGAATAAGTGATATATTTAGTACTGAAACGTTTTTTTATACATCATTTGCAAGTAAATCTATTGGTCAGTATTACAGTAGATCAAAAGCCCCGGGGTCATATCGCGATGATAAATTTGTAATGTCAGAAAATCAAAAGTTTAATGGCAGTAAATTAACTGCACCTAATATTAACGTGGCATCCGTATATCCACAGTTAAACTTTGAACCAATAATTGAAGTATTCTCAGTTAATCCAAATCAATTAATTTATACAGATCAGCCGGCTCCTGATGAACAAGGGTCATTAACAGTACGGTAAATTTACCAATAAGCATATTTATTAAAAAGTAGGATAAGATATGGGATATTTAAATAATAGTTCAATAACAATTGATGCAATTCTTACCAAAAAAGGAAGAGAATTGTTAGCACGTGGCCGTGATGAATTTCAAATTACACAATTTGCATTAGCAGATGATGAAATAGATTATGATTTATATAATCCAGAACATCCAAATGGGTCCGCATTTTATGGAGCAGCAATTGAAAATATGCCTATATTAGAAGCATTACCAGATGAAACACAAATGATGAAACATAAGCTAGTAACGTTACCAAAAGGTACTGCAAGGATACCAGTTGTATCAGTAGGCCAATCTTCAATTACGTTACAAGCAAATCAAATAACAACTATCACACCAGATACTGTTAACTTTACTGGCGGTAATAGACAATTTGGATATACAGCAATTTTATCAGATTCTGATGTAGCAGAAATTAGAGCTACAAAGACAATCGGACGTGCCGGTTCGGAGGCATCAGTACCACAATTTATTGGTGATACAGAAGCTGCTCAAAGTGTTACTATAACAGGAACAGAATTTGAAATAATTGCAAAAGAACAATTTGATTCTGATAAAACCGCAACTATAGTAATTATTGGTAATGAAACAGGTGGTCGAGTTTCAATTAATTTAACTGTCAGAAAATTAAATGTAGCTACAGTGGCTAGAGCATCTAATACAGAAAGTGCATTATAAAAGGATATTAAAAAATGGCTAGATCAAGTAATACAAGATTCGGTGGAGGTTATAGCAGAGGGAGAACTTCTCGTGTCACGCGTGAAGCGACGCCGGCAAGACAATCATCTACTGGTAGAATGAATAGAGATCAATTTGCGGCCGCGGCTCGTTCACGTATATCAGTAGAACAACAAGCAGAACAATTAGCTAACGAAATTATAGCAGAACGTGAGCGTGAACGACGTATTTCTAGATTAGGAAAAATTTATACAAGATTTGATGAAGTAGATGATGTATTAGCAAATAACGTTGAAACAGTGACGCGTGGGTTATTTGCCGGCGATGTTGCAAGTTTAACATCAATGTTTACATCTTCAAATTTAACTCCAACTCAAAAATCATATTATCAAGAAATATTTGGTACCGGTGATCCAGCTGCTGTGACAACAGCGACATCAGAATTTTCAATAGCATATGGACATTTTGCAGGGTCTGGATCTAAAGATACATCTGGTAATTTAAATGATGATACGCCTTCTAGAGCAATTTATAAACAATATGCACAAACATTATTAGCTCCTAATGATAAAAAATTTACAATAGATGGCGATGATAAAGATTCTATTTATATATTAAACTTTAATCGCGCACGTATGCGTGAAAAAATAGATCCGGGTAATTTTGAATTAACATTAGCTCAATTATCTGGATCAATAGGCCCGGGTAAAAAATCGTCGATGAATAATCATACTGGTTCAGTAGTTAGATTGGCAGGTAAAAGTAGATATATACAAATCATTGACGATTCTTCATTAACATCGGCAACATTAGGAGAATCAGGTCAGGTATATAATTTAGTTTCTGGATCAATTGATGGCGCCGGTATTTTTAATTCATCTGATATGGTACATTATGGATTACTTTATCCACAACATGGAGTTGCAATTTTAGCAGCAGATCAGTTAGATAAACATTATTCAGCGGGTGGAGTAAATTTTGCAACTATAACCGGATCTGCAATTCCTGGAGATAATCCGGTAAAATTATTTAAATCATTATCTGGTTCGAATGCGTTAACGCCATCCGAAGTAAATGGTGGAGTACAAGCTAGATCATCAGAACAAGTTAAATCGACATATTATTTTGTTAGAGCAAAAAATGCAGAATTTAATTATTCAAATAATCCATCATATGTAACTGGATCTTTAGGTCAAATATCATTTAATTCATTTAAAAATGATCCTCAAACATATATTACATCTGTAGGTTTATATAATGATCGTCGCGAGTTATTAGCGGTTGCAAAATTAAGCCAACCTTTATTAAAAAATTATACGCGTGAAGCATTAATTAAAGTAAAATTAGATTTTTAAAATAATAAATGATATGATATGCCAGTTATTCCAACAGTTTTTCGACCAATACGATCAAATGATTTTCAACGACGCACGTTTAAAGCATATAAATCATATTCGATAAGTAGTGTTGGTTTTGTAACATCATCTGGTTATACACATCATAATGCAACCTACCGACCATTACCTATTAATATTGGACATGCAGCAGAAACGTATGCTGTAAATTCGTTAGATGGTACTAATCAACATGTAGTTTGGCATAGTTTAAATCATAGATACTATAACGATCCATATAATCCAGTTAAATCAGTTGAATTAACTAACGCATCTAAAACAGAAAAACATTTATATAAATCTGCATCATGTTTAATTTCTCCATATTTACAAGTAGGTGAAAAAATAAAACCAGGGTCTGTTGTTGGAACGTTTACACATGGTTTAGATTCATATACGTTACAAGATGATGGTAATGGTAATTTACGAGATACTGCAATTGCGACTTCAAGTTTTGCATCGGCTAGCCGTAATATCTTTTATATGTCATTTAATAAAGAATTTGGTGAACTAGGCCCGGTACAAAAAAAATATCAACCTAGTAACTATAAAGAATCAAATGGAATTGGTATAAATATGACCGGTGGTGACCAGCTCAAAACGTCTGGTAATTCATTTAAACAAATGCATGGCTTATATGGTACAAATCGTTCGCATATACGTGTACCACATGAAAGAAAATTTAATAAATTCAATCGTACCGATGATTGGAGTATATCATTTTGGTTATATGATCAAGTTGTAAAAAATAGACCAATATTATCAAAAGGTGGAATACGCGAAGAACTATATTTTGATAAAAGAAATAGTGTAACTAAAGTTCGTGATAAAGTATTTCATATGCCTGATGTTACATCATCCTATGCAAAAATTCGTACACCATTTGTAATAGGTACTGCACGTTCAGAAGGAGGTGGGATGTCCGGATCTATACATTTTCATGCATCAGATGGGACACGTGAATTACATATATCATCTAGTACTGCAGAATATAAATTAACTGATATAGATTGGCGACATGTATGTATACGAAATTCTGCATCATTATGTCAAATATTTATTGATGGTAATACGTCTGGAACTTCTGGATCATTACCTATCGATGTTACTGCAAATGAAGATGATATTATTATAGGAGATTTTATATCAGGTAGTTCAGATAGTATTGTCGAGGCAAATTATACAGCTGAAATACGTATGTATGATTATGCAGTTTCTACTACAGAAATTGCATCATTAGCAAATCGACATTATATATCCGGATCTTTATTTCAAACAAATGTAGCAGGTAATGTATTTCATCGCAATGGAGAAATAGTTGTATCATCGCCTATGTCAAAATATAATACGGGGTCTGGTGCATTTGGTAATACATTCGATGTTTCATATAAAGGAACTCATACAATATATGAAAATGAAGTACTAGTACGTGTACCAAAAGATCAATTCAATGTTTCAATGAATCCTACTGCTACATTTACACCAGCTACGAATAAAATTTTATCTCAAGCAGAAGAGGCTCATACATTACCAGGAGATACACGTAAAACTATGTTTACATCAAAACTAGTTAATCCATATATTACTACAATTGGATTATATAATGATAAAGCTCAATTATTAGCCGTTTCAAAATTAGCTCAGCCTATACAAAAACGAGATGATATTGATATGAATTTTATTGTTCGTTGGGATTATTAGATATTTATATTAAATAGGAATTAGTTATGGCATGGAAACGTAAATCTAAAATACGTGCAAACGCAATTAAACATGGTTATAGAAGTGGATTTGAACATCGTGTATCAGACCAATTGACAGAAGCAAAAATTAAATACGGATATGAAGATACGGTTATAAAATATATTAAACCAGAAACAAAACATACGTATACAATTGATTTTACTTTACCAAATGGTATCTTAGTAGAAACAAAAGGTAGATGGGTTTTAGAAGATCGTAAAAAACATTTGTTAATTAAAAAACAACATCCAGAGTTAGATATACGAATTGTCTTTCAATCAGCTCGTACAAAGATACGTAAAGGATCAAAAACAACATATGGTGATTTTTGCGATAAACATGGGATTCCATGGGCAGAAAAAAGTATACCAGAAAGTTGGTTAAAAGGTTGAGCTTACGACTTATTTTTACTATATTCAATTTATTAATAAATTTTTAAGAAAGTTTATCTTGATTAAAACATTATCGTAGTATATGATAATGCTAATACTTAATATATAATATTAATGAGCAAATTTGCTATCACTACACTTATTGACTCTGTACTTGGTAAAGGTAAAATCAATTCAAATGATAATATTGCCTATTGTTGTCCATTCTGTCATACTAGTAAAAAGAAATTAGAAGTTAATATAGTTTCTCAACATTGGCATTGTTGGGTATGTAACGCAGCTGGTCGTAAATTAGCTGTATTGTTTCGTAAACTAAATGTTCAACGTGAAAAAATATCACGGTTAATACAATTACTTGATGATGTAGAATATCGACCTACCAAAACTACAACCGATACTCCGGTTATACAATTACCTGAAGAATATACACCGTTATGGAAAATTAATACTAAGGCGCCTGAATATCGTAATGCAGTATATTATTTAAAAAATAGAGGTATTACTATATATGATATACTTAAATATCGTATTGGTTACTGTACTAGCGGATTATATAATGGTAAAATAATTATTCCAAGTTATGATGCCAATGGTAGTTTAAATTATTTTGTTGGTCGTGCATATTATGATACTGATTATAAACATAAAAATCCAAATACGTCAAAAGATATTATAGGATTTGAATTACATATAAACTGGAAAATGCCTATTATATTAGTCGAAGGTGCATTTGATGCAATTGCAATTAAAAGAAATGCGATTCCATTATTTGGAAAAACTATACCAGATACATTAAAAATGCGTATTGTAGAAAAAGGTGTAAAAGAAATATATATTTGCTTGGATATGGATGCACGTAAACAAGCATTAGATACAGCTAATTATTTTATGGCAAATGGATTAGACGTTTACTTTGTAGATTTACCAAATTCAGATCCTAGCGAGTTAGGATTTAAGCAAATTAAATATGAAATTGAACATACGGTGATGTTAACTCAAGAAAAATTAATGGAACAAAAGATATTATGCAGCATATAGATATTGGAATGAAGAAGATTGGTAAGATTTACCATATTGCAGATGTACATGTCAGAAATGTAAAACGTCATAAAGAATATAAATTAGTGTTTAATCGTTTATATTCGTATATCAAAAAAACAAAGACAGAAGATTCTTTAATATATGTGGCAGGCGATATTGTACATGCAAAAACAGATATGTCACCAGAATTGGTATCTGTAGTATCTGATTTCTTTAAACAATTAGCAGATATTGCTCCTACAATTGTAATCACCGGAAACCATGATTGTAACCTAAATAACAACTATCGCTTAGATGCCTTATCTCCTATAGTTAAAGCCTTGAATCATCAAAACTTACACTATCTTAAAGACAACGGTGTATATAGTATGGCCGGAGTACACTTTAACGTAATGTCGGTGTTTGATAAACCGGTAGATTATATAAAAGCTGATAGTTTTAAAGGAGATTATAAGATTGCATTACATCACGGATCAGTACATAATGCATCAACAGACGCAGGTTTTATATTAAGTAATACACATGTAACTACTGAAATGTTTAAAGGACATGATTTAGTTTTATTAGGCGATATTCATAAACCACAATTTTTAGATGATGATAAAACAGTTGCATATGCAGGTTCATTAATACAACAAAATCATGGAGAAGCTTTAGGCCATGGAATAATGATATGGGATTTAGAATCTAAAAAATGTGAATTTGTTGAAATAGAAAATGATTATGGATATTATACATTTCAAGTTGATGAAGGTAAAATAACAAATCCTAGTGATAAAATTCCACTACGTCCTAGGTTAAGATTTAAAGTAAAAGATACTGACTCCGCGACATTAAAACGTATTATTGCAGATATTAAATCTCAATACAAAGTACAAGATATTGCATTACAAAAAGTTAATGCATTAAATACTACTAATTCAAAAAATAAAATTAATTTTGGTAACATACGCGATGTAGAATGGCAAAATAAAGTTATTACAGATTATCTTACAGATGAATATGCATTAGATGATGAATTATTAGATACTGTTAGATATATTAATAGACAAGTGCATAGTAAATTACCGACTAGTACATTAACTAGAAATATAACATGGATTCCAAAAACGTTTAAATTTTCTAACATGTTTAGTTATGGTTCTAATAATTCAATAGATTTTTCAAACATGAATGGAACATATGGATTATTTGCTCCAAATGCTTCTGGCAAATCAACATTATTAGATGCATTGGCATTTTGCTGTTTCGATAAATGTTCGAGAACAAAAAAAGCAGTGCATGTTTTAAATAATAAAAAATCAAACTTTGAATGTAAATTTGAATTTGATTTAGGTAAGTATACATATTTTATTGAACGTAAAGCAAAGAAACAGAGTAATGGACATGTTAAA